GGTTCATACGCAACAGCTTCTTCACAATATAATGTTGCGCTTGGTGCTGGTGCAAATTCAACGGGGGGATTCCACGCAATAGCAATTGGTGCTGCAACTGCAGCAGGGCAAACCTCTTTTTCAGTAGGTCATTATTCACAGGCAAACGCACAAAATTCAATCGCAATAGGTTATCGTGCTACAACTCATTCAGGCGCAACTAATACCGTAGCTTTTGGGCCCTACTGCTATGCTAATAACACCAATGCAGACAATTCAGTAGCTATTGGTCATCAAGCGCAAGCGGTCGCAGACTCTGTTGTAGCCATTGGTGATAATGCAGAAGTTGACTCTAGCTTTACAGTAGGAATTGGACACGATGTTGATGTTAACTCAACCGCATTTAGCTCAGTTGTAATAGGTAATGACGCAGAAGCTTTAGGTTCAGATGAGTCAGTTGTAATTGGTAAGTCTGCATCGGGCCAAGATGATACAGTAATTTGTATAGGTAAAGAAGCCGTCGCAAAAGATACAAAAGCAATTTGTATAGGTAGATCAACATATGCAAATTCAAATTCTCAAAGATCAGTTGTGATTGGTGATAATGCAGAAGCTGGTAATGCAGTCAGTATTGCTATTGGCGATGCCGCAAAAAGTTCAGCTGTAAGAGGTATGGCCATTGGTTATGGAACAGATGTTAGGAGCAACCACCATGAATCATTTGCTATAGGTAAATTTGTTCAACAAGGTACAACTAATGCAGGAGAAATAGGTTGGTGGTCATCTTCAGCAGCTCGTGTTGCATCTGTAAAAATGGACGGTAATAATGGAATGGTTTCAATGACAATAAGAGATAATTCAAATGCACCAACTGATGGTGGTTCTACTGCGGGTGATGAGGATACTGATGGCGATTTAGGAAGAGGTATGTTTACCATACAAAAAAATGGTACTGCGGTGACATTATTCTTTAATAACGCTGGAACTATTCAGTCACTGTCTTTAGGTACGTTGTCATAAAATGAATAATTTAAAAATAAACATAATATGAAAGTATAAATAGTAGTATGAGTTTAAACATAACATTAACACAAACAATAGAGTCTGTTCAAGTAAGAGACGGTGGTAATATTATTA